CCAAAGTACTTATCACCAAGCAAAAAATCACTACGGCCGCAGACTTCAACGAAATTGGTGCGGCCTTAAATGCTAAGGAAATAAAGGATGTCGTGGTGTTCTGCGATGAAGTAGACCCTCTGGTAATTCCAGACATCGTTAAGACGCGTATGGTGCGTGGGTTTCGGTTCATTCTAGTGAAAATGCCAACACTCTGGAAAGATCAGTGGTATGAAGACCTAGCACTCGCTTCGGGCGCAAAGATAGCTGATCCCGTGGTAGGGCTCTCGCTTAAAAGCGTGAAATCAGGAGACCTCGGCTCGTTTGACAACATAACCATCACCAAGGACACCACCTACATAGACGGGATTAAGGACATGATTGAGCATATAGCTGTCCTTAAAGAAGGCTCGGATGAGGATAAGATACGCGCCGCGCGCCTTAACACGAAGACTGCCCGATACTTCGTGGGTGCTCACAGCGATAGTGCCTTGTCCTATAGACGGCTAAAGGTTGAAGACGCCATTAGTGCGGCCTGGCAGGCTCTCCACGGTGGTATAGTTATCGGAGGAGGCTTGGCTTTGGCGAGTATTGAGACGGGAAATGAAATATTGGATAAAGCTCTTAAGGCTCCGTATGAACAGATAGTAAAGAACATGGGCAAGCCATTCTCTGCGAAAGACCTAGAGGAGCAGAATGTATACGACCCAGCCCCAGTTGTGATAAACGCTGCAAAGAACGCTATCAGCGTCGCGGCGGCAATACTAACCACAAATACGCTCATCACTCTTCCTAGAGAAGAATATCAAGCCCCTAATATACCAATGACATGACCGAATGTCCCTTCTGCCACAAAGAAAGCGAAAATGTAGTCCAGCGAGTACAGAAGCTTCCCGGCCTCAATCTCGCGGCTAAAAGCCAGCAACCCATGTGCTATAGCTGTTTCAAAACATTAGAAGATAAACTCAAAGAACAAGATGGATAATGTCATTTTCAGGGGCACTCTCACTAAAGAAAAGCTCAAAGAGCTGTGCGGAATCCAAAAAGATCAGATTATCCTGGAAAAACAGCAAGACGGAAATTGGAAAGGAAGAATGCTGAAAGATGGAAACTTCATTGAAGTGCGCGAGCAAGCGCCAGAATACTGCCTCCAAAGGCTCTTAACTCATGACTAAAACGAAGAACGGCAAAACAATAGATATTCAGCAGGAACGCGATGGCACATACTCAGCTTTTCTGGAAGGCAAAAGTCTTGCGTGGACGGGGGCGGTTTCTTCTGAGCAAGCTTTGTTTGGATTAAAGACTTTATATCCAGACGAAATCCCATGACTAAAGTAGACATAACGCTGTTTAACCGGAAGGCGCGAAGAAACCTAGGAAAACAAATGAAAGGGAAAATCCTCGGTAGAAACCTTCCCTTTACAAAATCAACCTATGGTACTATAGAAAACTATAACCACCTTCGTGAGGAAGAACTAAAAGAATATGAGCACAATCCGACAAAAGAAACTAGCTCATAGCATAGTAGAGAATTTACAAGTAAATAAACCATTAAACAAACAGGAGTTGGTGGCTTCCGTAGGCTATAGTGATGCGAGTGCAGACAAGAAAGCAACCGAGATTTTAGAGTCAAAAGGAGTACAACAAGAACTAAAAAAACTTGGTTTCGACCCAGAAACAGCAAGAAAGGTGGTAGGACAAATACTTTTAGAGGGAGAAAATGACAATGTGAAGCTGAAAGCGGCCGACATGATATTCAAGGTTCACGGAGAATACGCTCCAGAAAAGCATGTAAATCTTAATATGGACGTGGAACCGAGTGAAAAGATTAAAGAAGCGGCCAAACTGCTCAATGAACTACACAAAGATAATTAGTCATATAGGTATTTGGATCGGAGCGAAAGCCACTTTTTCCAGCGTGTGCGACTTAAGTTCAATAGGTTGCGATGGTGCATATACTAAGTTTTTGCATTTACTCACGCGTTTCGTATGGAGTATTCAGAAGACGAAGTAAGCCAAGCAATGGAACTGATGCCTGCTTTGTGGGTGATCAAACACGGTATAAAGAACGAAGCAGGCTTTCCAATAGACTTTGAAAAGAGAAAGTTCCTATGGGATATATACAACGATTTAAGTAAGAATCAGGTTCTCTTGAAACCACCGCAAATCGGGGCCACGGTAATGAATACCCTTAAAAGTCTGTGGGTAGCGAAGAAGCTAAGGAAACAGATAATCTATACTCTTCCTACGCAGGGCGACGTACAAGACATGGTAGGCGGCTCGTTCAATCGTATTATCGCCCAGAATCCTGTTCTGATGAGTTGGGTGAAAGACCACGACACCATCGAGCAGAAATCAGTAGGAGACAGCATCATCTTCTATCGCGGTACGTTTACAGCTAAACAAGCCATGATGGTGCCGTCCGGCCTCAACATTCATGACGAAGTGGACGCCAGCGACCCACAAGTTATTACTCAATATGAGACGCGTCTTCAGGCACAGGAGGATGGAGGTAGCCGGTGGTACTTCTCACACCCAAGTCTAAGCGGGCATGGGGTAGATGTGTATTGGCAACAATCCGACAAAAAAGAATGGTATATTACTTGTAATGAATGCAAACATGAACAAATCCTCACGTGGCCTGACTCTATCGATGTTGAGAGAGGCATATATGTATGTAAACAGTGCCGAGGGGAGATTAGCGGGATGGCGCGTATTGCCGGAGAGTGGCGAAACCAAGACGGAGTACCATGGACAGGACAAATAGCAGGAGACTACGAGTTCTCAGGCTGGCACGTAAGCCAGTTGATGCTCTGGAATAAGAGCGCCAAGGATATAATCAAGGCTTTTAACGACCCGCAGAAAGACCAGCAATACTTCTACAACTATGTTCTAGGGCTTCCGTATGTCTCTTCGGACGACAAGATAGAGCCGTCAGTTGTTCTGCGAAACTGCGTGGATGTGGTCAACCCACAGGAGAGCAGAGTGGTTATAGGGGGCGACACGGGGCACGGTATTCACTATGTCTTGATGAATAGAGACGGCGTTTTCCACTACGACCACGAGACTGCGATTACCGCCTCAAAAGACCCATACGATAAGATAAAAGAGCTTCTCAAGCGTTTCCCTCGGAGCATTGCTGTGTTTGACCAAGGAGGCGACCTTATAGGCGTGCGTAAGCTCCAGGCCGAATATCCCGGCCGGGTTTTCCTCTGCTTCTACAACAAAGACAAAAAGAGTGATGAGATAGTCCGGTGGGGCGAGGATGATAAATACGGGGAAGTGCATGTAGATCGCAATCGACACCTCACTCTCATAGTAGAGCAGATGAGAGACACGGGAAGATTCAGGCTGAACGGCGCGAAGGAAGAATGGGCCGATTTCGCTTCCCATTTCGGCTATATTTATAGGGAGAAACTCTTGATTAAAGAGCAGAGAGGCAAAGATAACAGGGAACTATATGGCGCAGAGTATGTATGGAAGCGTAATGGCCCTGACCACTATGTCCACGCTCTCGGCTACGCGTTGATAGGTCTCCAGCGATATGGAGGAGAGATGGCCAAAATAGTTGGGGATGACGTGTGGGCGGGCGTTGAGCCACCCAAGTTTCAGAATATGGCTGGAATGCCTGATGTGCCCACATTCATTCGCGGAGAAAATATCGAATTATGATAGACCTTTCCAAATATATTAGATACTACGGTACACTGGAAAGACTTCAGAAACTTCTGGACTCAGGTCGATGCCCCGTTTGCGAGCTACGGCTTGAATCCGCATATCATACCGACTGCTCCTATCTGGACGACCTTGCAAAAGATATGCACACCACGGACCTGACCAAATCATAGACAAGTTTTAAAGACATGCTCTATGCTGTGGGCATAATGATTCTCCATTATGGCTGACGGCTCCGATCCATTCGCTTTGAATATACAAGGGGTTACTGACCTTGTTCAGAGCCGCACCAACAAAGTTGATTCCGGGGCGGGAGAAAGTCCTGAAGGTCCCGCTACCGAGCGGTATGACGCTTTCGAATTGAAAATGACGGATGAGGAGCTATTAAAGCTCCGCGACGAATGGGAGAAGAAATACGCTCCTTACGAGGAAAAGCACAAGCGGATCGTAGAAAAAAACAAGGAATCTTATCTAGGTAAGAAAGCTAATGGTCAATGGCTCGCCGGAGAGGATAACATAGCCGCCAACCTTCAGTTTGAAGCTGAGGAAACATTCCTAGCTGCTGCACTGGCCAAGAACCCAGAACCCGTTGTGTGGGCAGACAACACCCCAGAGGGTAATGAAATAGCTTCGGGAGTGAAGACAATGCTGGCTTTTCACGCTGATGAATTGGCTATCCAAAGGAAACTCGCAATCATGGTGCGCCAATGGTCTATCCACCACCTTGGCGTCCTCAAGCCGGGCTGGAATCAAAAGAAAGGGGACGTAGATATTGAGAACAGGAAGATTCAAGATTTCGTCTTTGATCCACATGGATACGTAGATGCTTTCGGTAATTTCGTTGGCTATCTAGGAGAGAGAATTACCCTTACAGCGGAGAAGCTCGCTGAGTTGTATCCACAAGCCAAGGACTATATAGAACTTACAACAGACGGAAAAATGGGCACGGAAGTCGTATATACCGAATGGTGGACGGATGACTTCTGCTTCGTAACTTACAAGGAAAAAGTCCTGGATAAATTCAAGAACCCCTATTTTAGGTACGAAGAACCACAGGTTGATCCTGTTAGTGGCCAACCTGCCGTAGACCCGATTACTGGGGAGCCAGTGATGACCCAGCCTCGCAATCACTTTGCGTACCCGCAGAAGCCCTATATCTTCCTTTCTGTCTTCTCGCTTCAGGAGCAGCCCCACGACATAACAGGCCTTATTGAGCAGAACATTCCGAACCAGCGCCTCATTACGAGACGTACAGAACAGATAGACCTCAACGCCAGCGCCGCGAACAATGCCTATGCCTTCAGTGAAGATAACTTCAACCAGGAGACAGCCAAGCAAGCAGCGACAGCCAGGAAGAAAGGAAATCCCATCCTTATCCCCTCAGGCGGCCCGATAGCAAATTCTATCCTGCCTCTTGATGGACAGCAGCTTTCGGCAGGAATTACCGAACAACTAGAAATAAGCAAGAACGACCTTCGTACGGCATGGGGTGTACAAGGCATAACGAGCCAACCCCAGGATGAAGACCAGACAGCTCGTGGAATGATTCTCCAGCAGTCCCATGACACTTCTCGTATCGGAGGCGGTATCGGTAGTGGTCTGGAACAGGTGGCTGATACCGCCTTCAACTGGCTTACTCAACTCTACTATGTCTTCTACGACGAGCCGCACTTTGCCGCCATCATGGGCAATGCAAAAGCTGTAGAGTACGTCCAACTGTCGGCCCAGAGCCTTGACCGTCAACTAATTATCTCTGTTGCGCCGGACAGCCTAAAGCCACGAGACGAAATAACCCAGATAAACCTGGCCCAGGCATTGTTTGATAAAGGAGCTATCGGGCCGCAGACTCTCCTAAAGATGGTGGACTTCCCTAATCCCGATGACGCCGCAGCCGATGGTGTGCTGTTCCGCCTAGACCCGCAAGCCTACTTCCAGCTTAACTTCCCAGAATATGCGGCGCGCCTCCAACAGCAACAGGCCATGAACGCACAGACGCAGATGGCTCAAGAAGCGCAGGGCGCTGGTATGAAGACTGCAGCAGAAGCGGCTAACACGCCACCAGAAGCGACCACCGAACCACAGGGGCCACAAGGCTTGGCGACGGAACCAGCATCAGCTGCACTTTCCCAGGTGCAATTGCCCCCATAGTTTTCCACAGCTACAACTTATCTTAAATCGTAGACAGAAAACAAAAACACTAGCACACTACAAACATGGACAAAAAGGTCGCAGATTTGATCAAAGACTCTATGGGAGAGGGCGAGAAGCGCGCTCCCGTAAAGTCCATCAAACTCAAGGTGAAGTTCGCAAAGAGCGAAGCTCTGAAGAAGAAAAAGTGATATGCCCCTCAATCCAAAAGGAAAAACCATAAAGCGGGCCATGGAAAAAGAGGAACGGGTATTTTACGCTTCTCAGAACAAGGGAACGATTATTGGAACGCACAAATCACGAGCGCTTAAAAATAAAATCAAATAACATGGCTAAGAAACTCGAAGTGAAAGATGAACCGGTTCCATGTGAAACTTGTAACGTGACAGGTCTTCAGGACAAAGACACGCTCTGTCCTAATTGTCAGGGCACTGGAAAGATATGAAAGTTGACCAGCCTGTCTACTACGGTGATAAGACCAAAATCTTCAATGCAGAAGACTGGGTTGGTGAGTACCATGGTCCTAGCGTAGAAACCAAACATGACAAAAGCTAAATCCAGAGCTCTGAAGAGTCGTTTTGACGAGAATCCTTTTGCTAAGAAATACAAAGGTACGCTTGCAAAGCGTGAGGAAAGTCGCGAGATGAAAAAGCATATGGCTGGTATTCCTTCTAATCTGAGACGATCGTAATCCCGTTTCCGGCAGTGCGGGAGAATAAGCCGGTTGAAAACTGAATATAAAGCGCCAAGGTTCGGAGTCTCTATTGGCTCTATGAGGTTGCTTGGCGCTCCCTTGTAGAACCAATAGAGGCCCCGAAAGGGGTCTTTCTGCCTATAAAGTCGGGCAAAAGTACTTGAAATTATTCCTAAGTTTCCCTGAAAAGGGCACCCAACCATGAGCACAGAACAAGAACAGTTCCTTGACGAGCTAAAAGATGACAAGAATATCCTAGACATTCTCGATAAACCTCTCATCCCCGAACAGGAAGAGAAGCGAGAGGATGTTGATCCTGAAAACGCGCCCGAATCCGTAAAGGACAGACGGCATCGTCGGCTTGAACAGAAACTTCAGGCAGAACGCGAAGCGAATATCGCTATGGCGGCTCGGCTTGAGACTCTTGCAGAGAGCACCAAGGTGGCCACGGACGCAGAATATCTAAAGTCAGTAGAACGAATCTACGGTACGGATACTCCTGAAGCCCAAGCGGCTACGGAAATCCTGAAAAACGCCCTGTTGGGTGTGAAGCAGGAAGCCCGCGATGAAGCGCTTCAAACCTTCAGACAGGAAATGGAGCAGTCTTCGCAGGAAGTCGCAAAAGAATCACAAACTCTTGACGCGATGGTGGAGGAACTTGAAGACGAACATGGCGTCACGTTGACACCAGAAGTCCAAAAAGGATTCTTCACCCTTCTAGAGCGACTTTCTCCTAAAGATAGGGATGGAAATGTCATTGAATACGCAGATCATCATGCGGTATGGGATGAGTACCAAGAACGGCTCAAAAGGAAACCTGACAACCGTGCGAAAGAATTATCAGCCCGTTCTATGATACAAGGCGCTTCCGGCTCTGATTCAAAAATCCAGCAATCCGCCGAAGAACGCTTTCTCAAAGAACATGGGATTATCTAGATTATTAACTTAGTGCTGGTGCTGAAGTGAGAAATTGTACTTTGAAACTGCTATAATGTGAGCATGAAAAAGGGTTCAAGAATGTCTAAAGAGAGTAGACAGAAAATGAGCTTGCGAAAAAAGGGGAAACCATCCCATTTTATGGGTAAGAAACATAGTCCCGAAGTCCGAGCTAGAATGAGCGAATCAAGAAAGGCTTATCTCAAGCGCTTAAATCCTGATTACCGTTATATTCCGAATCCTAAAGATGATAGAAAATGGATAAGGAGAGAACGTATAAAGATTTTTGGCGGTTCGCACTCTGTTGGAGAATGGGAAAACTGAAAAGCGCAATACAACTGGACTTGTCCATCTTGTAAGCGCAGAGAACCTGAAATCAAACTAACTCGTGACCACATTATAGCAGTTTCAAGAGGCGGCTCGGACAATATAGAGAACATTCAACCACTCTGTAATCCCTGTAATGCTAAGAAAAGTACACACTCTATAAAGTACTAGAAAAAATTATTCCTCCGAATCTAAACGTCACCACAACGACGAACCAGTATCTGGCTCCGTTTTGGGTAGACCTTGTGCTCCGTGACAACTACTTCTTCGGGAAAATCATGTCCCGGACGAAGAAGTGGAATGGTTCTCAAATGCTCGTCCCGATCAGATATCAGAAGGGTGTATCTACCGTTGCATTCAATGGTTTTGATCTCCTTCCGATTACGCAGCAACCGACAGCGGTCAACATGACCTTCTATCCGACGTTTACCGCAACGAACGTGGCTCTCGCAGGTTCTGATCTGTCCGTGAACTCAACGCCGATGCAGACTCTCAACCTTATGAAGGTGACCATGGAATCTCGCGCGCAGGACGCGGCGGATGACGTCGGAAACTTCCTTCAGGGTGATGGTACATCCTTTGGTGGTAAGGCTCCTATGGGTCTTACTGGTGCAGTGGACAACGGTACGGTGCTTGCAAACTACGGTGGCCTCTCGCGTGCAAGCTATAGCGGCCTTAACTCTACCGTTACAGCTTCTGGCGGAACTATCAGTCTCGTGAAAGTTCGTACTCTCTGGAATAACGTTTCCGACGGTCCGATAATGCCGAACTTCATAATCACGGATTACACCACCTGGGGTTACTTCGAGCAGCTTCAGACGCCTTTCCAGCGCAACAACCAGGACTTCAGTCCTGCACAGCGCACGGTAGCGTCTACTTCCGGCTATTCAGAGCAGCGTTGGGACGGAATGATCATCTCCCGAGACAAGAAAGTGACGACAGGTTACTTCTACATGCTCAACCTAGACATGCTTGAGTGGTATGCACTTAAGTGGTGGGAGGGTGAGCGTGTTTCTCCGAAGGCGAAGGATATTGAAGGAAACGTGTATGAAGACAAAATCTACGCTCCTGGCGATGCCTTCACTTGGACGGGCATGATTAAAGCCTACAACCAGGGAACCGTGAACGGGTTCATGATTCTCGGTGGACAGCTTATCAACACAGCTCCGTTCCGTTCCGGCGTGCTTACGGGCATCACTGGTGTCTAATTATTAGCCTAAAGTTAACCGTAAAATCCGTACGCGAAAGCAAAAAGGACACGGCACCTAAATAACTATGGCATTCTCAGCAACTTCCGCAGGACACCAAAGCCCCCAGTCCAGTCTGCCGCCCCTCTCGGTCAAGCAGATAAACACAGGCACTTGGGGTTCAAGCGCGAACACTTGTGTGATTACCGATGAGTACATTCATCCGAACAGCTTCGTACTGGTGCAGGTGAATAGTACTTCGGTACAGGCAGCAGGTCGATGGTCGTACTCGTATGCCCAGGGTTCATTGACCATCACGTCTTCGGACGCAGAAAGTTCAACATTACCACTCATGTATATCGTCCTCTAGTATGAAAAATCTCATCACCCCTGCACTGTTGGTGGTACTCGTACTGTTGATGGTGTATGTTGCCTTTTTCAAGGCAAGTCCAGCCTACGGATCAGCAGTCGGTACTAAGTTCAACTCTGCGAAAATAGCGGCGGTTAACATATCGCCAGCAACGGCAGCCGCAACGTCGACATCCCTGCTTAACACGGATGACAGTGGACGATGGGTGCAGTCAGGCTTCGCTGCTTGTACCGGAACGGGAACCAGTCTCACGTATCTCACAGGAGCTGGTCTTACAGGTCTCAAAGTGCAAGCAGCAACCACGTCAGTGTCGAGCGAGGGACTCCAAGGAAATGTAAATTACGCTATGGACCTTGCAATTGCTACTTCGTCGTCGTACACCAACAACGCTACGAGTACGGCGCAAATAGCAAGTACTACGGCAAATGGTTCGTTCACAGGAGGAACGAATCCTCTCTGGACATATTGGCCATCGAATTCGTATCTCACGTTCACGTTCAACGCGACAAATACGGCAGCCTGTACGGTCGGCGTGTACTACATTCCTTCTTAGATTATTAACTTAAAAGATTAAAAAATGAGTTATATCTCAAACAGGGGCGCAACGGGCGGTCTGTCGCTTAGATCGAATGGCGTATTCCAGCAGCAGGCACAGTCCATTCAGGTCTATGGCGGTACCGCTACGGATACTGAATTATCCGCTCTTCTTGGTTCACGCTGGGATTTGCCGGACGGGCGAGAGGTTCGCCTTGTGCTCGCAGGTGCTTCGAATCTCGCCACAGGCAAAGTTATGACCGCACCTGCGGCTATCTCTGCCCACCTAGAATGTGCGGTTTCCGCCTTCCAGGCATATGCCTCTAACGGCGCAACGCCCGCAACGGTGACGGTTACGCTTGGTGCTACAGCAGTTACAGCCAATCAGTACGCTGGTGGTTTGCTTATGGTGAACTCCGGCACTGGTGCTGGTCAGACGCTTAAAATCGCCTCTCATCCGGCGGCAGCGCTCTCTACCAACGTTGTGGTTACGCTTGAGGACGCGCCGAATACGGCTCTTGTTGCGGCATCTTCTACAGTTTCGCTGTACAAGAATCCGTGCGACAGCATTATTCTCAGCGACCACACGGCGCTTCAGCAGCCAGTTGGTGTCACCTTTTACCCGGTGACGGCCGCTTATTACGGCTATGTCGTGTCCAAGGGCCTTACCGTCTGTCTAAATGACGGTGGCTGGACTGCTGGTTCTGCTGTCTCTACCTCAAATGGTACGGATGGTGCGGTTGAGAACGGTGTTATCGCTCAGGGTTTCGTTGGCTACGCCATTGAAGCAGGCACTACCGCGCACTACAACGCGATAGTCGTACAGCTCTAACCCCCTCCCGGCCCCTTTATGGGGGTCGGACAGGGTGCTTGAGATTAAAGCCCCGCTAATCTGCCTGAACAAGGCCAAAACAACATGAACGAAGACAAAGGAATAATGAAGTATGAGACGACTCTACCAGAGGACTTCAATGGTGTGTTCACATTCACCAACTCGTCGGACGAAGATTTTGTGGGCGTGTGGGGAAGTAAGGAGTATCACTTCCCGGCCCAGAGGACTTCTCCGATGATAATGCCTGAATACTCACCGCTTGAAATCCAGAACATTCGTAAGAAGTTTGCGAAAGACTATGGAGAGCGCGAATACTACAAGTCCCAGCAGTATGGTTCTTTGGCAAGACAGGAAAAGAACGATGACGGCTCGCCCAAGTTGAACTCAATTCATATGGCGGGAACGTACAGCATTGACGTTCTTACGCCATACATTCAGTCGTGCCTTGAACCGTTGCCTATCGCCAAGGCTGTGGTACAGGATGTCCCTAAGGAGACTGTTGAGGATAAACTGTCTCGCAACCCGAAAGGACGGCGCAACACTGCCGCCGTTGGGCTAGGAGACGAAGAGGGACTTGAACTTCTTGCGCGAGGAGTTGAGTAGTTATGGGAACGCGTTTGCTAAAAAAGTCCGAAGTTGATCAAGCAAAAGCTCTGGATAGGCAACGCGAAATCAACGAAGGACTGAAGATAGCGAAACGCGTAGATATTCTCCGCGAAACTCATGCTCAGGAAGAAACCTCGTTGCAGACGTTTCGTCAAAAAACCTTAGCTGAAATCCATGAAGAAATCACTAAAAAAACCGAAGAAAGAGATAACCTCGCGGACGAAGTTAGGAAACTTGAACGCCGGAAAGAAGAAGCTCTCAAGCCTCTCACCGAAGAGCAAGAAAGCCTCTCAAAACAGCGAACCTCTCTTGAAAAAGAACGAGTCAGTTTTGACCGTGAACAGGAGCGTCTTCGTGTTCTCATCAAGACCGCTGATGATGCCGTTTATAAGGCAAAACTGGAACGTGATAAGGCCGAGGATGACCGTAAGCGTAGTGCTGCCCTCCTTCTTGAAGCTAACGAGGCAAAAGAATTAGCGAAAGAGGCCTTAAAAGAAGCCAAGGAACAAAGAGAAATCGCTACTGAAGTAAGGAAATCCGCCGAGGAGGGATTGTTGCAGAGAGAACTGGCTATCGCTTCTGTTGAGAGAGACCTAAAAAATAAGGCTGAAAACCTAGCTAAAATAGAGGAAAATCAACGCAGCAGGGAACGGGCACTGGAAGACAAGTACGCAACATTATTAAGAACCGAGCAAAGACTTAAACATGGCAAACGCTAAGAGAGACCAAAATAATGTTCCTACTCTTCTGGCGGTCTCTAATGCTGACGGCACTACTCCGACGCTCGTATATGCTGATCCAACGACTCATCGGCTTCTTACTGATATACCGCGAAGTACTGGAAGCGCTACGGCACAAACTGCGACGAACGCAAATGTTCTTACCGTAACTGTCGGTTCTGCTGATGCATCCTACTGGTTAGGTGTCTGTTCAACTTGCACCGCGTACACTTCTGGAAGTATGCAACTTCAGGCTGCGTACACAGATGAGACGAATACTGCTCGGACAGCAACTATTCAGGGACATTTTACCAGCGGGTACGGCATAAATGTGTCAGGTACTGGTGCTTTTGAAGGGCAAATCCTTCACATC